TACAACTTCGCGGTGGTCAACACCACGTTGGCCGCGGGCTCGACGGCAGCCGACCATGTGGCGGCTGCTTGCACGGCCATGAACCCATACGGGGTGTCGCAGGGCTATCTGCCGGAGCTGCCAAAGAATCCACTCCCTCGCGGCAAGGTGATGTTCGGCATGGCTCGGGAGTTCATGCGCTGGACGGCCAGGACATGCCAGACCGTCTGGAGCATCCAAGACGGCAAGGTCGTCATGGTTCCCGAGACGTCGTACATGCCGGGAGAAATCCCGGTCATCACGTCGGAAACCGGGATGGTCGGGCTACCCGAGCAGACGCAGAACGGCATCACGATCAAGATGCTTCTTAATCCGAGCGTCAAGATCGGGCGCCTGATCCAGATAGACAATGCCAGCGTCCAGCGGTATGAGTACAGCCTGAACGTGGGTCAGCAGGCTCAGAATGAGCGCATCGAGGAACAGGCAAAGCTGCAGGACGATGGGTACTACTACGTCATGATCGCCGAGCACCATGGCGATACGCGCGGTAACGAGTACTACACCGATGTCATCTGCCTGGCAGCCGACGTCACAGTGTTGCCCGACAGCTTCAGGACGCAAGCAGCCGTGCCGCCGGACAACGTCATCAAGCGTTTCGGCTAGCGGAGCGCTTTGTGGAAGTCGTCCACGTTTTGCATGAACTGTTCGCGCGAGAACGCCGGTTTCAGGAACTTTCCTGATCCATCCGGCCGGATCTCAACCTCGGCATAGTTCAGCAGCGTTTCCTTCCTTGTGTCGCCGTACTTGGAGACGATCAGTGCATCGTCGCCGGATGGGGTAATCAGTCGTCCCCAGCAAGCAGGGACGAGGGCGCGACCGTAGAGGGATTCGGCTGCGAACATGTCCTTAGCGCCCGAGATTGGAAGTTGGCACGGGGTGTCGCGATAGAGGATGGCGATCATCGACGCGCGCGGTGTCACGTCTTCAATCGGGCGCGCGAATAAGAAGGCGCGCCGTCCTACGGTCGCCGGGTTGAAAGACTTCATCTTGATTGACGCAGTCTCTGCCTCTTCCTTGATCTTCCATGCTGGCTTCTGCTCCTCCCTGGCGGCCAACTCCCGGTTCTTCCGGGTCAGTTCGTCGGGGTCGAAAGCGGTTGCCTGACAAGAAACCGCAAACAGCAACGCTGCGACGAGCACTTTCATAGCAATCCCATGGATAGACGAGAGCGGGTTGACGATCCCGAGGTAGCGCTTCGGGAGGCGTTCGACGGACTGCGCGCGGGCATCTGGACCGCGCTGCCGGGCATCATCCAGTCGTTCGATGCCGCAGCAATGACCTGCGAGGTCCAGCCGTCCATCAAGGTGCCGGTGCGGCAAATCGACGGATCGATCGTCAGCGTCACGATGCCCCTGCTGGTGGACTGCCCGGTGCAGTTTCCGTCTGGCGGCAATTGTACGTTGACATTCCCTGTCAAGCCGGGAGACGAATGCCTGGTCGTGTTCGCCAGCCGTTGTATCGACGCATGGTGGCAGTCCGGCGGCGTTCAGGAGCAGGCGGAGCTGCGGATGCACGACCTGTCGGACGGGTTCGCGCTGCTGGGATTTCGGTCGAAGCCGCGCGCGCTGCCTGCGGTCAGCGGTGCAGCGACGCAACTCAGGTCCGAGGATGGATCGACCTACATCGAAATGAACCCGACCCTGCAGAAGGTGCGGATCGTCGCCCCGGGTGGCTTCGACGTGGTAGCCCCGTTGTCGACGTTCTCCGCCGCTGTGACGATCACCGGGCTGCTGACCTTCGTCGGCGGCATGGTCGGCAGCGCTGTGTCGGGCGCCGCCGCGACCCTCAACGGGGTAATCAACTTCGTTGGCCAGATGTTCTCCAACGGCAAGCGCATCGACGACACCCATACGCACAGCGGCGTGCAGCCTGGCGGCGGCAACTCCGGCACGGTCAACTAGCCGAGATTCGCGAAGTCACCGAAGTATGCGCGCGCGGCTGCGGCGTAGGCCATGTGAGCGTCCTCAGGGGTCTTGTGTCGACCTAGATGGATCTTCTTCTTATCGACGCAAATGTATGCCTGCCAACGGTCTCGTGCGGCATCGTAATAAACGCCCTTGATCCGCGACCTGCTATTCGACTTTAGCCGAATGTTTTGCTTGTTTTCTTTCTGAGTGCATAGTCGCAGGTTGGATCGGCAGTTATTCAGTGTGTTTCCGTCGATGTGGTCGACTTGTGTGCGGTATCCTGCTGAGAGTCCCATGATTTGCCGGTGCATAAGGACAGTGGCGCGCTTGGGGCCATGCACGGATCGAGCTGCATAACCATGGCTTCCAACGTGCCACGTGTATTGGCTGAGTTCCTCGTAGTCATGGTCATCTACGAATATTTTTTGGCCCCTACTGGTTTCGATTGTCTTCATGGATGAGCACTCCGAGGCATCAGTTATGCGTTATCGAAAGCTTACAGAGGATGGCGACTATTCGTTTGGAAATCAAGCCGCCGACTTCTACAAGGACACGCCGGAGGGCGTAGGTCAGGCCGTCATGACGCGCCTGCGGCTGCTGCGAGGCGAATGGTTCCTCGACACGACAGAAGGGACGCCGTGGGCAACGGAGGTGCTCGGCAAGTACACCGGCGCCACCTATGACGCCGCGATTCGCCAGCGCATCCTAGGGACGCAAGGCGTCACCGAGCTGGCCAGCTACTCCAGCAGCCTTGACACCGAGCGCCGGGCGCTCAGCGTGGCAGCAACCATCAACACCATCTACGGCACCACCACAGTGCAGGCGACGCTCTAATGGCCATCACCACGACCGCACCGACGATCGACGCCAGTGGCATCACGGCACCGACCTACGCCGAAGTGCTGGAATACCTCAAGGACCAGTACCGCGCTATCTACGGGCCGGACGTGTATCTGGAGGCTGACAGCCAGGATGGTCAACTGCTGGGCGTCTTCGCCAAGGCGATCAGTGATGCCAACGCGGTGGCCATTGCCATCTACCGGTCCTTCAGCCCGGCGACCGCCCAGCAGGATGCGCTATCGAGCAACGTCAAGATCAACGGCATTGCCCGCAAGGTCGCGTCGTTCTCCACCGCTGACCTGGTCATCGTGGGGCAGGCCGGTACCTCGATCACCAACGGCATTGCGAAGGACGTGAACGACATCCAATGGGCGCTACCGGCCACGGTTGTCATCCCGCCGGAAGGGCAGATCACCGTGACCGCGACTTGCCTGACCATCGGCGCTGTGTCCGCTCCCGCCGGCACGATTAACCAGATCGGAACACCGACGCTCGGATGGCAAACAGTCACGAACCCGGCTGCGGCAGCAGAGGGCGCGCCGGTTGAGACGGATGCGGCCTTGCGCCAGCGTCAGACGGTATCGACGGCGCTGCCGTCCCGGACCGTTCTGGACGGGATCATCGGCGCCGTGTCGAACATCACGGGCGTGGCGCGCCTCGTTGCCTACGAGAATGACACGAGCGTGACCGACAGCAATGGCATCCCGTCGCACTCGATCTCCCTTGTCGTCGACGGCGGCGATGCGGATGCAATTGCCAACGCCATTGCCGTGAATAAGACCCCGGGCTCGGGCACTTACGGGACGACCGCGGTTGTCACGACCGACGTCTATGGGCGGCCGATCACGATCCGCTTCTTCCGGCCGACGGACGCGCCGGTCACTGTGACAGCCAACCTGAAGGCGCTGGCTGGCTATACCAGCAACACCGGCGACAGCATCAAACAGGCGATCGCCGACTACATCAACGGCGTAGCCATCGGCGGCGGCTTGTCGGGCAGCGTGGAATGGGCGGATGCCATTACCGCGGCGAACAGCGTCGGCGGAGGCGTTACGTTCAAGCTGACCGGCCTGTCCATGACTGGCCCGCGCGGCGCGGGCAACCCGGACGTCGCGCTGCTGTTCAACGAGGCGGCGTCGTGCACGCCGGCAAGCGTGACCCTCAACGTGAGCTGACGCGATGGCAGAGCTGACGGATTACACCGGCCTTATCACGTCGGAGCACAACCAGCGGCCGAAGTTCATGGCGGTAGTCGCGGCGCTGGCGCAGCCGATGGTGGACCTGATGAGCGTGCTCGGCAGCATGCCGGCCAGGTTCGACCTGGATGTCGCTGTCGGCGTGCAGCTCGATGACGTGGGGCGTTGGGTCGGCATCTCGCGGATCATCCGCACGCCGCTGACGAACGTCTACTTCTCGCTGGACATCGACGGGATCGGCTTCGACCAAGGCATCTGGAAGGGACCGTTTGACCCGGATACGGGGCTGACGACGCTGGACGACGACACGTATCGGGCGGTGATTCGCGCGAAGATCGGCGCCAACCATTGGGACGGGACGATGGAAGGCTCCGTCGCCATCCTGAACAGCATCTTCTCGCCGGCTGGAGAACTTGAGCCGACGTTGGTCCATGCCGATGCGGAGCCGTTCGGAGTAGGCGACGGCAGCCGCTTTCAGTACCAGATCCTGTACCAAGGCCAGCCGGTCTACAAGGTGGACAGTGCCACGCTGTTGCGCAACGACTGGCAGGGGAATCAGAAGCTGTATCCGACGCCGCGGACGAATCTGATCGCCAGCTCGTCAAACTTCGCCGTTGGGTCTTGGGCTAAGGTCGGCGTTACTGCGGAGCAATCAGTCGCCCTGGCTCCGGACGGGTCGATGACTGCCACCAAACTGGTTGAGAACACGGCAACGTCGACCCATCCTCTCCGACGTTCCATCACGTTTTCGCCCGCGACGCCCTATACCATGTCGTGGATGTTAAAGCGTGGAGAGCGGTCTGCGTGCACTCTGGTAATCGCAGATGGTGGAGGCAGCGCTCACTACCATTTGAACCTCATAACGGGCGAGGTGCAGCCGGGCTCAGTCACGTTAGCATCAAGCGTTACGCTCACGCCGTTGGCTGACGACTGGTATCGATTGTCCATCTCGTTCACTTCCAGCAGCGCGCCGAGCGGTTCATATGTGGATGTGCGCCTTTCTAACGTCTGGCCCATTACGTCGCCGTTCGGGCAATCCTACACGGGGGATGGAGTATCAGGGCTGTACATCTGGGAAACGCAGTTCGAAAGCGGTCTAACGCCGACGAGCCAGATCCCAACCACCACAACAGCCGTCACCCTCACCGACTACACCCTCAGCCCCACCGGCATCGTCGAACTCGGCCAGACGCCTGTTTCTGGCGCCACGCTGACGTGGACGGGCGACGGCTACACCTACCCGTCCGGCACCTACGTCTTCATCCAAGACAACCAGGACATGACGATGACCATCGGCATCGCCGGGAAGATGCCGTCGGCCGTGTTCTTGGCGCTCCTGGAGGGCGGATACATCCCGCTCAAGCCGGAGGGGGTGCGCGTGAACTTCACCGTCGTCACGACGGTCGAGGGCTCGCCGCTGTTTGGATTCGATGTGAACAACCCGTATGCCGCAGGCT